TTGATATTTCAGAAGAAAAAGCTAATGCTTACAGACTAGCTGACAACAAATTAAACGAGTCAGAATGGGACATGAACCTTGTAATTGAGGAACTAAAAGGACTCTCTTCTGAAATGCTTGAGCTTACCGGCTTTGACCGCGACCTCATCATAGAACCTGACGAGGCAGATGACGTTGTGCCTGACGTACCAGAGGAGCCACAGAGCAAGCTTGGTGACTTGTACGAGTTAGGCAATCACAGGGTACTGTGTGGGGATAGTACGAAGATTGAGGATGTGGAACGGCTGATGGATGGGAAGAAGGCGGATATGGTGTTTACTGACCCGCCTTACAATATTGACTATCAAGGTGTAAAGGATAAAAGAGAAAAGATTAAAAACGACAAAATGAGTGATGGTGATTTTGTTGATTTTTTAACGCAGTCAATAGTCGGCTGTGAAACTATGTATGTGTGCTGCTCTTGGCATTATGCGCATCTTTTTAAGCAGGCAATGGAGGCGATTGGCAGAAAACCAAAAGCAATGATTGTTTGGAACAAAGTAAACCCAGCACAGCATTTGGATAAGTATTTCAAACAGCATGAAATAATATTTTATTATGGTGATTTTGGTGGCCATAAAACATTAAGGGGCGATGTGTGGACGTTAAAACGCCAAAGAAACACCGTTCATCCGACTATGAAGCCTGTCGAGTTGATTGAAATAGCATTAGCAGACCAGCCTGACAAAAAAATAGTTTTAGATAGTTTTGGAGGCAGTGGCTCTACATTAATCGCCTGCGAGAAAATAGGCCGAATCAATCGCTCAATGGAACTAGACCCTAAGTACATAGACGTAATAGTCCAACGCTATGTAGATTATACGGGGAATGATAAAATTAAGAAGAATGGACAAGAAATTATATGGCAGAAAAACTAGGAAGACCAACAATAATTACTCCAGAAATAATATCTAAATTAGAGATGGTTTTTGCTATAGGTGGAACTGACTTAGAAGCTTGTAGTTACGCGGATATTAGTAAATCTACCCTTTACAATTACCAAAATGAAAATCCTGATTTTTTGGAGAGAAAAGAGATGTTAAAAGAAAGACCTTTTATCAAAGCTCGCCAAACAATCGTTAAAGCACTTGATAATCCTCATGATGCTCAGTGGTTCTTAGAGAGAAAAAGAAAAAACGAATTTGCACAACGCTCAGAAGTAACAGGCAAAGACGGTAAAGACCTAAAAATATCCTTTGACTCAGCATTTCAAGGAAAATGATTTTACATAATCAACAAAAGCAAGTAATAGCAAGTAAAGCTAGATTTAAAATAGTAAGGGCTGGTAGACGATCTGGCAAAAGCTCATTGCAAATAGAGGATATGGCATATACAGCGATAAAGGAAAATGAATCTCCTGTGTTTTACATTGCGCCAACACAAATTCAAGCTAGAGCTATTATATGGGAAGCTTTAAAATCAAGACTCGCAACAATAAGTGAAGTTAATGAAAGTAGACTAGAAATGAAAGTACCAACTGTAGACGGTGGGTTTTCTCTGATAACTGTTGCAGGTTGGGAGAATAGAGAGAACTTTCGAGGAAGAAAAGCCAAGAAGATTTATTTTGATGAGTTAGATACCATGAAAGACTTTTTCATTGGTTGGCAAGAGATATTCAGACCCGCACTCACTGACTTGAAAGGAGAGGCCATGTTTTCAGGTACTCCAAAGAAAGAAAACCCTAACTTAAAAAGACTTGAGAAGATAGCGGAGAATGACGAAGACTATCAGGCATTTACATTTAAGACAGAAGACAATCCCTTTATTCCAAAGGAAGAGATAGAAAAGGCAAAAATAGAGCTTGATTATTCCACCTTTAAACAGGAATATCTGGCGGAATACGTGGAAAACACAGGCTCATTATTCAAGTACGATGCTCTTGTTGATGTATTTTCAAATACTGTCACAAAAGAAAACGCCAAATATCTTATTGTTGATATTGCAGATGATGGAACTGACAAAACTAAGTTTTCCTTCTGGGAAGGTATGGAAGAATACCGAAGAGAAGAGTTTGAGAGACTAAACACGGAGGGCGTTATACAGAAAATCAGAGAATATGCCACTCAAGATAGGATTCCTTACTCAAACATCGCGGTTGATGCTATCGGTGTCGGTGCAGGCGTTGCTTCTTCTTCCCAATTAGACGGGATTGTAGGCTATAAGTCATCATACAGCCCAATAAAGACGGATATGGACATTGTTAGACTTCCAAATGTCCATTATTCTAATAACAGTCCAAGCCTGACATCTGACTACAAAAACCTTAGGTCACAATGTATTTTCATCCTTGCAGATAACATTAATAATCATAGGATTGCAAGCAAAGTAACGGGCAGAATGAAAGAGAATGTAATTGAAGAACTAGCGACGTATCAAGACGCTTCTACCGGAGACGGTAAGAGAATGGCAACCCAGAAAGATGATGTTAAATCTGTAATTGGTAGAAGTCCGGACGACAGCGATTGTTTTATTATGAGGATGTATTTTGAAATCAGAAAGAAAATGCGGACAGATATAGGGGAGGAACGATCTGCTTTGATAGACAAACAAATTTCCTTTATGAAGAACAAAGCGGCGAATCAGGGGGCTAACTCGACTAAATAATTTACATACACTTGCAATAAGTATATAATTAGAAAATAACTAAATAGAATCGGTGGATTCTAAAATGCAAACAAATATCTGCGACTTGGTAAGAAAGAATGAACAGGATTATATCACTGGTAAAACAACAATATCAAAGTATGTTGACTGGTCACTAAAAGACAACGTAGAAACCATAGATGCTTATTTGAATAGTAAACACACATCTGGATTGACTGACTCACAAGGTAGAGAGAAGCCTTTCTTTAACATTGTTACAGCAGCGTCTAATGTTTGGTACAGGGCAACTGACATTGATAGAAAAGACATACGAGTAAAGCCAACAAAGCGAAAGGATACTGTTGAAGCGTTTCTTGCGACAATCCACCTCCAGGCGTGGATGCGGAAAGTAAACTTTGGACAATTTCTTAATGACTGGGGACGTGTATTAGCGCGATACGGCACAGCGGTGAGTAAGTTTGTAACAATAGACGGTGTTTTATACCCAATGGTAATTCCCTGGAACAGGCTTATTGTTGATTCTGTTGATATTTTAAGCAACCCTATAATCGAAGTATTAGAGCTTACACCGGCTCAATTGAAGTCACGTGTGGGATATGACCAAGATATGGTTAATAGCCTCTTAGACGCGACTACAGCGCGTCAGACGCTCGATAGAAACCGCAAGGACAACAAGGACGGATATATAAAACTCTACGAAATACACGGAGAACTTCCACTCTCGTATTTAACAGGGAAAGAAAGTGACGAAAGGACTTTTGTACAGCAAATGCACGTCGTATCGTTTGTAGAATCAAAAGAGAAAGGCGAATACGACGACTTCACTCTAGCATCAGGAAAGGAAAAGAACCCATACGAGGTAACAGATTTAATCAAAGAAGACGGTAGATCAATGGCAATTGGGGCAGTTGAACACCTATTTGAAGCGCAGTGGATGATGAATCACACAACTAAGGCTATCAAAGACCAATTAGACCTAGCGTCAAAACTTGTTTACCAGACAGCAGATGCAAACTTTATCGGTCAAAATGTATTAAGTGCTGTAGAAAATGGTGATATTTTGATTCACAACGTAAATCAACCACTTACCCAGCTCAACAACACCTCCCACGACATAACGTCATTACAAAACTTTGGCAACCAGTGGAAGTCACTAGGAAACGAAATTGTAGGTATTTCAGACTCAATGCTTGGTAATAACCCACCATCAGGAACAGCGTGGAGACAAACAGAGGCTTTACTACAAGAAAACCATTCACTATTTGAGATAATGACTGAAAATAAAGGTCTTTCTTTAGAAAGTATCATGAGAACCCATATTATCCCTCACATTAAGTCAAAGATGGATACAAAGGAGGAAATAGTAATGACCCTCTCTGACTACGATATTTCAAAGATAGAATCCTCATACATAAAGAATCAAGCGATACGAGAATCGAATAGAATGATTAAGGAGCAAGTACTCAATGGTAAAATCGCACAACAACCTAACTTAGAAGGGATTAAAACAAAACTTCAAGAAGACCTAAAAGAACAAGGCGACTACCGTTTCTTTAAACCGTCAGAGATTGATGATAAGACTTGGAAAGAAGTATTCAAAGACTTAGAAATGGATGTTGAAGTGGAAATTACAGGTGAATCATCAAACAAACAGGCAAATCTAACATCACTTAATACGCTCTTTACAACACTCACAAACCTACAAGGCAGACCAATGACACCAGAACAGAAACTTGTATTCGGCGAAATTCTCACAAGTACAGGCACAATCTCTCCTGTTCAAATTGCCAGCCTAGAGTCACAACCACAACCTCAGCAACCTAACCCAATCGGTGGGGTGTAATCGGTTGGGGATTACAGATTATGTTGAAATTTATAAAGCAATTATTTACAAAGCCTATGGCTAAAATAGAACTACAACCAATAAGCAAAGAAAACAAAGAGCAGGCAATGCAGGCTCTTGAAGCATACAAGCGACAGAACCCTAAAAAGTTTGAAGCTAAGAAAGCGGAACTATTTGCTCGATACGGACTTACAGAGGAATCAGAAGAACAAAAAACTGAACCTAAATTACGAATTAAGAAATCAGAATAACTATGAACGGAAAACAAATGCGCTTTTCTCAAGAAGAGTTGGCGACAATTAAAGCTCTCTATGGAGACAACGAAACAGCATTAAAGCTCTTACGTAAGGTATTTCTACCTGAACTTTTACCAGATGCACCAATTGGACAAAATATCGACCTTTGGATGACTTTCAAAGTAGAAGATTTAGACGCAGACCAAGCACTTATCAATCTAAAGGCTCGTAACACTCTTATCAGTCATTTAGAACAGTGTCTTTTGCAATTATCTCTACTCGCTGGACAGAAAGATGAGTCGGTTGAAGATACATTGTCACGACTCAAAAAGGATTCAACAAAATAATATTTGCATTGCGAATAGGTAAGTATTATAATTATCACTAATAGGATTCGCTGGTCATCCTAAAAGACCTTCTACAAAAATGGATACACAAAATGATGAAGAGATCATCTCAAACTCTCAAGAGGAATCTGTAGACCTTGATACTACAGAAGAAGAAACTTTAGACGATGTTAAATCTCAACTTGCAAAAGCACAAGAATTAGCAAACAACTATAAGATTCGAGCTGAAAAGGCAGAAAGAAAAGGTAAAGAACCAGAGCAGAAACAAGTTACTCGTAAAGAAAGCGACCTCTCTACAATGGACATCATTGCTCTATCAAAAGCTAATTTAGAACAGGATGATGTTGCAGAAGTACTAGAATATGCGAAGTTTAAAGGTATTTCAGTACAAGAAGCTCTCAAGTCCTCTGTAGTCAAAGCAACAATTCAGGAAAAGAACGAGATGCGCAATACCGCACTCGCAACAAACACTGGAGGGTCGCGGAGAAGTACAGGCAAGGTTTCAGATGAAACTCTACTTTCTAACGCTAAGAAAGGCATTATGCCTGAATCAGATGAAGATATGGCGAGACTCATCAAGGCACGTAGGGCTACAAAATAGCAATCGGTGGGGTTAAATAATAATTAAACCCTAAAATGGCAAATACAATCGCATCACGAGTATATCGTGATAAATACCGCTCACAAGTTCTTGATACAGCACTTCGTGGCGCACTCGTAGCAGATAAAATCTGTGTACGTGATGAATCAAACAACTTTAGAATCCAGTCTCCTTACAGTTCAACACCATCAATTACCGTACAGGCACTTGCTGGTACATATACTCCTGCGGACTTCACAACAACAGATGACACACTTACTGTAGTTGATGAATTTATCGTAGCTGAGCATATTAAAGACTTTGAAGAGTCATTGACAATGTTCGACCTTTTCACAGCTCGAACAGAACAGATGGGATTCAATGTTGCAGCTAAGATTGACAACTATGTTGTAAACAATCTTTGTGAAGACGGAACAGGAACATACACAACGCCG